TTGGCAACGAAGTAGCTGGTATAGTATTACCCAGCTACTTCGTTGCCACCACTTCGTAGCCACTTCCAACGCTAGCCGCCGTTGCGCCCCCCCCCGCGCAGCGGGGGGGGGGAGTGATGGGAGGCGGTGGCGAAAGGCGCGTGGGGGGGGATATGCCAACGGTCACTTGCGTAGCAACACGTTCGAACCAGTATGTTGAAGGACATGGCTAAGTTCAGACGTAGAACCGGTTTTCGCCGTGTGCGTAGGTTTCGGCGCCGTCGTTTTACGGGCCGCCGCCGGCGTCGTTATGCAGTACGTAGTGGGGACCTTCGTGTCCGCATGCTTAAGCGTGATACAGTAATTGCTCAGAACAAAACCATAAATGTTAAATCGCTGTCATTTACTTTGGACGATTTTGCGGAGTATCGTAATTTGTATTTGAATTTTGAGTATGTGAAAGTTATGAAAGTCATTGTTACTGTTAGACCCCAGATGAATGTTTCGAATAATTCTACTTCTAAGCAAAGTACATATTGTATGTTGCCTTATCATCGCGCTGGACCTGCTGCTGCATCTTACGAGGCATATTTATCATCTGATAAATGCAAAGTATACCGTAGTACTGCCGTAGGGCGTCAAACGTATGTTCCGAATGTACATGTTGCAAATTCTACTGATACTCCTAATGCCTCCACCGATACATTGATTTGGCGGCCAAATATATATACGACCAAAGATCAAGCGGCTCATCCACGTATTTATTGTGGTTTGGTTGCTATTGATACGATAAATTCTGCAGATGAAGGAGTTTCGGGATATGAGATATTTACAGAGGTTCGGGTTATATTCAAAAATCAAAACATTATTCCTAATGTTTAAACAATGTTTATTTTGCATGTAATACGTCGTTCAAAAGCTGTATTATTGTAACCAATAAATTTGTATAGCTCATGTGTGTCTACGTTACTTGTAAACCATATTCTTCTTGATGTAAATTCCCTGAATCCTCCTTTCACTTGAACTTTGTATGGGTATCGATCCGTTATTTTCAGAAGTTCGTCGTATTTGATCCACCCGTAGAAGTCATCGATGATGACGCAATCTTGTCCGTTGTAGCCGTCCCACCATTTTCCTCTTGGTTTGTAGTAGATTTCTTCGTCCAGACTTTGCGCTTCTTGTAATGCTCGTTTAGATTTTCCGCTTCCCGGAGGGCCCCAATAGTAGTAAACCCATGTTTTGTAAAATCTTGGAGGTTTCGCGTTGGTGATAAGATCGAGTTCTTGTATTCCACGAAAGTACCTGATATACTCAAGGGGATATTCTTTAGCGACTTGTGCGGCGTTTTTCCCACTCTGTATGGCAGAAACGACGGCTCGTAGGTCACTACGCTGGCCTTGAAAGCACGGAGTGCCCTTTTCAAAGTACGCACCTGATTTGCGACAGTAAGTTTGGTTTTGTTCGTCGGATCCATTTGCCTTCTCAATATGGATTGTGTTATGGAGACGCTTCTTGATGGTACTGAAGCGCATTGGTTTATGCAGAGAACAGAATCCTTGGATATGAGGCTGGTTGGTTGTCGGAGCGAATTCCTCTCCAGCGATGCCATATTTGCAGTACTCTGTTATAAACTTTTCTACTGTCGCGCAGTCTTCTAATGTATAATCATTCCAGGTGAAACAGAATCGACGTACCGACGTGCGCGACAT